CATACGGCAATTATCCTTTTGGAACAAGAGTTCAAGATGAGAGAATTTCTTTAAACGCACCAGATGTAATTGAGATTCATGGTATTTTTGAGTCTGCGGACACATCTAATCCTTCATCACCAACTCTTACTCTACAATCAATTACAAGTGTATCTTCTACGATTGATGAGTTTACAATAGGTGAGTCTGTTGTGGGACAAGATTCTGGTGCAATCGCAATTATCGCGGAGAAAACCTCAATCGCTGATTCAAAAATTGCAGTTCTCTATAAAAATGATATCTTGTTTAGAGAGGGAGAAACAATTATATCTCAAGAGACTGGAATTAATGCAGTTGTAAACACTGCTGAGGCATCTAGTTTTAATGTCTCTACTAATTTCATATTTAATAATGGACAAGAACAAACTTTCTATGATTATGGAACAATCAAGAGGAAACCAGATTCATCGGAACCCAATAGAAAATTAAGAGTCTATTACAAGAGTGCCTCATATGAAAGCACCGATGATGGTGATATCACAACCGTGGCATCATACGACAATTTTGATTACTCTTCTGAGATTAGTATAGTTGGAGAATCTGGAAATTCTGATATTATTGACATAAGACCAAGAGTAAGTTCGATTGCTACTGTT